TCCTTTAAAGCGCCAACTCTGCATTTCGGGCGTCGGGGTTACCGGTGTGCCGTCCAACATAATGGTTTGCTAGGACTACAAAAATCGGGTCATTTGACCCGGTCGAAAATCTCGTGCGCTTTTTCAACCGCCTCGAGAAAATCTGATAAGACCTCTGCGCGACCTTGAAGGCGGTGTATTCGTATGGGGTCGTCGGCAGAAATCAGAGAGGTTTTTACTTCCTCAAGACTTTTGCGGAACAAGTCCAACAGAGCACTACTATCATCCAGCCTGCAGCGCTGAAGCGCTTGCATGTGCTGTGGGTCAGGCTTTTGGCCTATAAAAATCTTCATTTGCGTATTTTATACCACTGACTATTTGCACAGTCAAGCATTTAAATTCCATTTGGTCTTGGAGACATCATATTGCCTTCACGTCCACCGACTTGGCTACCGTCTGGAAGCATGTTTTTTGGGGCTGCACCTTGCGTCATACCGGGCGCTGCACCTGCATTTTGCATCTCACCCATAATCATAGCTAATTGTTCTTGTAACTGAGCAATAGTTTGTTGTTGCTGCTGAACAACTGATAGCTCTTGGCGGTCGGGCACAATTCGATCCACATTGCCGCTTAGATTTTTAGCAGAATCGCGGAGCAATTCAGCAGTGCCGTTCATACCAACAATCTGTTGTGCAACAGGGCTATTTAAAACTAGCTGCAAGAACTCGTTGCGGCGAACTGCTTCGGCTTCTTTTACAACTAAGCTAGATGCACCAGTCGCAACAATGTTTACGTCGCCAATCAAATCGGGGTCTTTGCTATAACGCAAGTTGTCTTGGTACAAACGCTCAATAGCAGGGGTAATAACGTTCTTATCAATATTACTGATAACTTGCTTGATGCCCTTACCAGCGTTAGAAATCAACATGGACAAACCAGATGACGTACGTCCTGCGCCGGGTGTGTTCTCTCCTGTCATGTAGCGAGGGATCATTGTGTCCTCATCAGCGCGAGCAGAGAACTTCTCAAACACAGCCATCAACTCATTGGCGTTACTTCCGGGTTGGAAGAAGCTAATGGGCGGCGAATTGTCACCGTAGTCAGACTGTGAGAACTGCCATATTTTCCACGGGTGCATGTCGGTAATGTCTTCACCGGGTGGCAAGCGTGAAATGTTCACACCAACCTGCGGGCCAGAGGAGATACCCATGTTATTTGCAAGTGAGCGAGCAGAGGAATTAACCATAGCTTGCGAGTCACGGCATAAGTCAGTCACACCTTTACCATCTACAGAACCGGGAAGATTCTCATAGCTTGTGAGGTAGTACGGCTTACGTCCTAGTGGGTCATAATTTAACACCGCACGAATAACGACATTGCCAATCAACCATACTTCGCAAGGGTAGTTAAGCGCTGGATCAGGAATCTCTTTTTCTGTCAAGCCCCACTCGATAAGCAAGCTGCCCTTTACAGAATCCCACAACTGAAGCGCGTCTACCAAGTCGCCAGAAATAATAGCTTCGGTAACGTACTTGCCTTCCGCCTGCGCTTTTGAAGAATCAGTCCAAAGCCATTGCTTCATCCCCATGGTGCCAAAGTCGTTGAGTACAGTGCGAATTGCATCGTTGTTGTAACCGGGAACATCAATCAATGTTTGTAAATCATCAGCCGTCATGCGGTGACGCTCGATCACATAACCGTCGCCTAGCTCCCATGACCACGGGGCCCAATACAACATAAAGGGATCAACGCGTTCCCACTCATTACGAATTTCTTCAACAGGGACAAGTTCGTTATTTTTCCACTCGAGAGTTTTGCGTTTGCGTTTAATCGGGCCCTTCATCACGGCGTACGGAAACGTAACGATGTCGTCGAGAAACTCATTAAACGCTTTGTGCCAGCCGCCTTCTTGCAACTGGTCTTCCATTTTGCGTTCCATGCGAGAAACGCGGTCTTCAGACTCTTCACGCAACTCGCGATCAGCTTCGTCTTTCATCTGCAGCGCCATGGCGCGAAGCTCTGATGGTGTAGGCTGTTGTCCGCCTTGCTGCATGTGAACCATTAACTCATTGGCCAAACGCGCTTTAAGTTCTTCGAGAATCTCTGGCGGCATTGTAGGATTTGGTGTCCCCGCGATAGACCACGGTTTGTCCATCCCCGTACCCAACAACGTATCACGCAGCCAACTGGTAGCAGCGCGACATTTCACAGAAGTCAAATTAATGTAAATGTCTGAGCCACCCTGCTCGGTAATCTCTTGCAACTTATCAGGGTCGTACTCTCCGTTGCGCTGACGCAAACACTGAAGCATGCGCTCTTCTAAATCCCTTTTAGCTGTGCGTGAGCTATCCCAACGACTGCGTACGTGCGAAGCCAACCCCTGAATAACGGGTGTATTCTGTGTCACATCATTGCGTTTTTTCGCTTCCGCCTCAAGGTCAGAGGCACGAGCAACAGGAATTAGGGCTGCCATCGGTCGTCCTTAAATAGTTACGGTATTGTACGCTGCCGTGTCAAGTGGTCAAGTGTATGCGTATTTAACTTTCTTAATTTCTCTTCGCTTCACCTCAAGCCCGAACCCTCTGATGTTCATGTCGATCACTGACGCGCCATACTGCAGTGCGTCATGCACGTGGCTCGACTCGTTCTTATCAGGGCTGTCTTCCAACTCCCCGTTCTTCTTAACTTTGTACCGATAGCCAGAACGAAAACCTTTTATGAGCGACGTGCACTCAGGCGATACGAGAAACATCGCCTTGCCGTCAAGCTGCTGAGTCAGCAGTCTCTCGACTGCCTGTATGCGAAGGTCTGGCTTGTTGGACGGCGGCTTAACACATTTAAAACCCGCGTTCTTAAGGGCGTCTACAAGCGTCATCTCGTTTAGCTGCTGCTTCATAAATCCAGCGGGGTCAGGCGCTGCGATGAACTGATACCCGGGGTAGGTGTTGCCAATATGCGGCTGCAGGCGCGTGGAGATAAACGTCTCTATGCCCATGTTCTCACTGGTCAGCTCGGAAAGCACCAACACGCGCCCACGCGGATCACGCTGCATAAACACTGCCGCTGGCGTGCGGCCAAAGTCAATCCCTATGGTGATGGGGTAGTCCATGTTCTGTATGGGCTTGATGTGTTCCTTGGCCACGTGGAAGTCTTGTGTGAACGTCCTCTGATAAACCGGTGTGCCCGACAGAGACCTGCCCCACTTACCGTGCACGTACACATCTATCCAGTCCTCGCTCTTACCCTCGCACAAGTCCTCGTAGTAGTGAGACGGCAAGTGCTGTACCCAGTCTGCCTCGTCGGACAAGCCCGAGGGCTGTACGGTCACATGGACTTTATCTGGGTCGGCGTTGGTGAGATACTGCTCCCAGTGTGCGTCCATATCCGGTGGGTTGGTCGCGCCCCAGACTTTCTTCTGTTGAACGCCGTTGTCATCCACACACCCCTGTACGGGATTACCCTTATCATCCACTCCCCACTGGGTGCGGTGCGGCACCATCATGCCGTTGGGGTATCTACCTAGACGACCAGTTAGCGCGTCGAACACGTCTGAGTTTATCTCACGCACCTCGTCCACCATGGCAAACGAAAGCTGTAATGACAAAAGGCGACGCACGTCGTTGGCGTCGTCCAAACCCCTGAATAGCACGTCACACTCCACGTCATCAAAGCGTAGCGTGAAGCGAAGTTCTGTTCTGTGGTAGGTGCCCGCCTGCCCCTCGGGGAACAAGCCAAGAAAATCTTTAATGGTCGAGTCAAGCAACATCTGGCGAGTGTTACGAACTACTGCACACCGAGAGCGGCGGATACCGTCCGCGCATGCTGCGACCTTGCGAGCCTCGATTGGAATCTTCATCAAGGATGCAGTGGTCTTTGTCGAACCAACTGGCCCTACGATGAATGACTGAAACTTATCAGAGAGAAGGTATGGGGTTACAGACTGTACTGGGGTGTAGTTAACACTCATAAGTAGTCATCCCCTGCGTACTCGTAGTTTTCGTCTTCGACCAGCAAAATCGGGGCGTATTCTGCAATTTTTAGCGTTTTTACGTCAATTTCAGGGGTTTCAGCCTCTAAAACGATGGTTTTTGGGCTCGAATTTGCAGTGCTTGGGATGTTAATTGTGATCGAAAAACCCGGGCCAGCAGTCGAAATTGCACTGTTTTTAGGCTTCAGATCACCCCATTCAACGAAGTTTTCGATGATTTTTGCCCTAACAGCCGCTGGTGTGTCGGGGTCTCGCACCATATGGTACGCCGTAGGCAGCAAATCCTCTGCAAGAATACGAGATTTAGCAGCAAATGAGAAGCCGCTCTCCTGCATTTCCTTGGTATAGCTGTCTACATACCTCTTGAACTGGGGATTCGCAGAGATAGCATCGTATTCTGATTGCGTCAAGCCTTCACCTGCAAGAATCTCCGCAATAGGGCGTGCAGCCCCCACGGTATTTCTAGCAACAGCAAGTGCAAGTTCGCGCAACACCTGATCGGCATTGATGGAATTGTTCATGGGCGGAATGTACCATGGTTTTTTAAACAGTGTCTATAGAAAATTAGCTGAAAAATTTTGGGTTGTCAAGAGGGGGCTTGGGGGGTAGATTATTTTAAATTGTAGGGTTGTTGTGTGCGTACTAGACATCAAAAAATTGACCTTGTTCTGAGAGTAACGGATATACACACCCATGGGGTGGATGGGGTATGGGGGGCCCCTAGGGGGTACCTACTATCACGCGCAGGCCCCAAAATTAAGGGTCAAACCAGAATTAAACCCTAAACCCGCGTATAATCTAATACATGGGCGAAAGAGACCAAAAACAGAAACCTACTTATTTACTTTTTAAGGAAAAATCATGGCAAGAATCGCAAAACCCGTTACATTCGCACGCGCTATCTCTGACAAACGCGAGTCACTCGCACAGGCTCGCAATGATGTGAAAGAGCTCGAGTCACAATCTAAAGAGTTTATTGCCGCGTACGCCGTCGTCAACGCGATAATTGAAAACGCACAGCAAATCGGATTTGCAAAGCATTTTTATGCGCGTCCTACAACTTACCTGAAATGGGACGGTAATTATCGCAATGAATTGAATGTGTCAATTGAAGACACAGTAACATCGCTGAAAGACGGCGCAGTTCCTGCTTTGCTCGAAGCGATCGGCACATACGGTTTCGAGTGCGATAGCACATTCGATTATGCTCTCGAGTTTGTCGCGTCTCGCGTCTTCCGTCACACGGCAAAAATCGGTTCCGTTGACGTGACAATTCGAGTCGAAGCAAATATTGCCGACGGTTCAGAATCTTGCAAAAAGGTTCAGACCGGCGTTAAGCTCGAAGAGACCGCGGTTTATGAAATCGTCTGCTCTTGATATTTTGAGCGCAGTCGCGGTGGGCCTCGCGCTCACCGCGCTAGCACTACATTATTTTGACGTCCTCTTCTTCTGAAGCCGGGCCCGCATTCGCGGGCTTTTTTTCGTCCCAAAACTATCACTACTATCACATTTTCCACTTGACAAGATAGCTAAGTTAGTATCCACTAACATTTCAGTATGCGATGAGTGACGCACGACGGATGACGGACGACGTATGTAACCCTAACTACTATCACCCGCGACCGCAAATCCCATGGGATTAGTTGTGCCTTATGAGCAAGTTGTGGTATACTTGACGTATGCCAAGTGAGGCATGCCCGCCTAGGGGTTTTCTAGGTTACTTGTTTACTAAGGAGCTCACATGAGCAAAGCAATCAAAGCCGCCACTGTTACAGTGGCAACACGCGACGCGGCCATTGGCACGTTGATCAACGAAGCCGGTCAAGCCGCCCAAAGCATGTTGACCAAGTGCAAAGAAGCCGCCCAAAAAGCGGCCGGTCAACTTGACGCAACAAAACCCATGGGAGACCGGATCGCGGGTGTAGTGTCACTTTACGCGGCCGATTTCACAGCGGCCGGTCATAACGTCAAAGCATTATTTGTAGATGCCCTCACTTTGCACGCGGCCGCCCAGTGCCCCGTCATGGTGAACACCATTGGCAAAGATGGAAAAAAGGTTGATACGCCGTCAACGGCGGCGGAGGCGGTCAACATGCCCAAGCATGCAATGCGAGACGCGGCCAAGCAAGTTCGCGAAGTGCACGGGATCGGCCGCAAAACCGGAGGCGGCCGCAAAACCACAGCGGCCAAAACACCAACGGCCGCGGCCGCGCCCGATATGGTCAAAACCGAGACGGACAAATTTTCCGCATGGTTAGATGATATGGACGTTTATTTCAAAGATGCGGTTTTTCACCCGCGCATTGTGGCGCACATGATAACCCTAGGTTATAGCGTCAACAAAGCGGCCAAGGGTAAAGTGGTCAAGGGTTCCGCGACCTAAACCAACCGGTTCACCGGCCAAACCCCCGCAAGGGGGTTTTTTTTCGTCCAAATTTTTTGGCCGAAACTATCACTACTATCACATCGTGCCATGCACTGAAAACTACTATCACGCGCGGCCCAGTATGCGACGATGTACGCGGTACGCGGTACGCATGTCGTATGAATGACGAATTTAATCCCGTGGGATTAGCCTTACTGTTGTAGATTGACAACTTTCCTTTAACCATGCGGGTTGCGACGTAAGTGAACGCTTTTTTAGATTACACGAAACTTACAAATCTAAATTAGTTTGCCTGTTGAATTGTACGTATGTTGTATGGATGAGCTAAGTTGTTGATTTTAAAGGCTTTTTTCGTGTAGCGGGCACTGGGCACAAGCATATATATATATAAATTAGTTAATTAGTTAATAGTTAGTAGTATATAGAGAGCAAAAGCTAAATTCCTGTAGCCTTTTCAAGTGTTTCGGCGTGTAACGTATGCAACCCCCCTAACTATTTACTCTCTAGCCTGAAAACCCAACTAATTGACTAAAGTGAGCAAAATCAATGACTTACAATTTTTAGTCTGACTAATTTCCCAACTAACCCAACTATTGGGCTGACTAATTGCCCGAACTAACCAACATCCAAATGTGTTGTTGTATGGGACTAATTTAGCTACCCCTTGATTTGACAACAACACATTGACGTGGTACAATGTACCCATCAAGTCGAAAAGCCCTCAAGCAAATCGATGCGATAAACGTCCCGCACTAATCCCGCGGGATTAACTCCCTCACTTATTTACGTATCACTGGAGATCATCATGACAACTAATGCACATGTTGCCGCACGCTTTGCGTCCGCGGCTAAAAACTCTGTCGGCACTGCAATGCGCTCACTTGGTGTAGGCACTAATATGTCTGCACGCAACCCGACACTTTCCCAACAAACGGCAATCGACCTAGAATCTGACGGGCACTTCGACGTGTTAGCCATCGGCTATTCATACACCACAGAAGTTGCTCAGTTAGTACACAACAACCACACAAACAACGTGGAGCTATGGATGCACGTAAGCGCATTCTCACCAACAACCAAGCAACACAAGTCTTTGTACTTCAATGCTTTTTTGGAGCAACAAAAGGATGCAGGCGTGCCCTATGAAGTTGCCGTTAAGAAAGTTTATCGCACTGGGTGTTTCGAGCAGGGTTACCGCACACGGCAAAAGTGGAGCGACAAATCCCGCAGTCATTTCAACGCGCTGACAAAACCACATCGTGCCGAGGCTTGCCAATATGGCATGGATTTCGACCATGCTATGAACAGTCTGGAAGAGGCCGCGACTCGCCCTCGGTTGCATGATGCAACGAGGTTTGCACTTTTATACGATGCTCGGGCTCACCTTGAGATGTGCATTCGCAACGTGTCGCAGGACGTTAACCCCAGTTCAGTCATTGCCTTATCACACGACAACCCTGAGTTCTTGGACGCATGCCGCGACGTGCTTGACTTCATCTTTGTCGTGTGCGACTACCCCGTCAAGCAGATGCGCGTAGCAACGGCCGGTTTTGTAGCACTTCACACCAACAACTAATCCCGCGGGATTAAAGGAAACATCATGACACAAGAGAAACAACTTAAAAGCTACCAACTCACGATCTATTCGGTTGTGACCAAACTACACACTGTGGAAGCATCCAGTCCCGAGGAAGCATGGGGGATGGGCAAAGACATCATGAGCCCCCTAGAACCCGGCGATGAGGGCTCTGAGAAACACTGGAAACAGATCGTTACAGGCGTGCAGGAATTGCCGTACCACCTGCGTAACTTGACACTGGAGGAAGTTGCGTTTGTCGACGCATACTGCAGTGCGGTAGCGGTTGCACCCCGTTCAGAGGTTGTGCGCTTTGTTGCTACTGACTCTGAGTATCGCTCCGACCGTGAGTTCTACGACTCGATGGGTGAGTACTACACGTCGATCGCTGACGCATTCGAGGTCTGGTATCAGGCAATTCAGTTCGCGACGGAGGTTCGGAAATGAGCAGACTCAAAAACTTAATCATCGACTTGCTCGAGGATCACCACCCTGCAGAACTGGAAGAGATCACGGGTGCAGACTGGGATACGTGTTTCAAGCTCGTGCATGAGATACGCAAGGATGGGGGCTTTGACCCCAACAACTGGGAACCGGTGAAGTCCGGTGACATATGGGCGATCTACGGCAAGACCTTCTCGGCTGAGTGGATCGATGAGCATGGCGAGTGCCTAGCGTTTGACACCAAGCGCGAAGCAAAAGAATATATCAGGGAGAACATTAAATGAACGAGACGAATCAAATGATTTTAAACATCGGCTTTGACGCGGGCGATGGTTGGCAAGAACGGTTAGCTGACGCATTACTTGCAATTCAAGCACATGTGCGCGAGAGTGAGACCTTGCGTGTAGCTGACACACTCGATGGCACTAACTTCACGGCGACGTATACCCTTTTCGGAGAACTTAAATGACTGATCACAAAAAAGCAGAACTGTTGGGTGAGGCACTGAACAACCTCATGCAATCCGCTCACAACTACATCGAGGATGGATCATGGTTGAATGACGTGCTCTATGACATTCAGCACGCACGAGACTTGATAAAAAGAATTGAGGCTGAAAAATGATGACCAAATGGGAAAAACTGGAGCGAGTAATTCTACTTGCAGGGTTGATTGTTGTTTTACTTGACTTGTTTTACTGGAGACCATAATGACTTTTACCATACATGAAACCTTTGAATACAGCATCGGTGAGTTTGCCTTGCCGTACCTTATCAATGCCGACTCGACGGGGCTCAATGACGAGGAACATTCTCTTGTGGATGAATGGTTCGACTCGAGCACTGACCAGTGGCGAGACGCTGACGACAACTTGTGGGTGTATACCCACATGTCTGTGGTTGAGGATTCTCGTGAAGAGTTTGCGTACGACGACATCACCGGCCACTACGGCACGACGCAAAAAGTCATTTTGTTTTTTATCAGAGTAGTCTAATCCCACGGGATTAAGAAAGGAACTATTATGGGATACCGATCAGACGTAAAGTATGTCTTACTATTTAATACTGACGAGCAACGCCAAGCGTTTAAGTTGGAGGCAATGCTCATTGCCGCTGACATTGAGTCAGGGCTAGACGTTATCAACAACGACTGGGAATATAAAATCGACCTGCACGATGTGGACTTTCCGTATCAGATACGTACGCATTACGAGGACGTTAAGTGGTACGAGTCAACGCCATGGGTTAGCCTGCAGGAAAAACTCATGGACTTGGTTGTCAGTGACTATGGGGGAGGGTATGTGTTCCTGCGGTTAGGCGAGGAAAACGATGACGTGGAATGCGACCATGACTGCTCGGGTGAGCGCGATACCTATTTGTACGCCGACAACTACGTCGAAGTCATTCGTAAATCTGAATTTGTTTAAGGGGCAATCATGAGCTATGACGATATAACACATGAGGAAATGTTCACGCACAAGTGCGGTAAGGTGTACCGCGTGCGTTGGCTACCGGACTACGACGCAGGCTCTCCGCTCGAGTGGTCAGACAACCACGGGGTTGTGGTCGAGATGGATTGGAACCCGCTGAACTCTGAGCAGATGGAGCAGCACATCGTCGACGAAGAACCTGATCTCGAGGAAGAGACGCGCCTTCGCATGCTGAAACCACTGTTTACAAACACAGGTCGAACTGTGCGTAGGTTGTACTACGACTTCTTCTCATCGCTAGAAGTTGCACGCAGGGAGTGGGGGCAGAAGACGCCCGAGGATCGACTTCGTGCAGTGGAGCAGGACTACAAGTATCTGAAGGGTTGGTACGATAGCGATTGGCACTGGGTTCATCTTGAGGTAACGCTCATGGTCGACGGCGTGCCTGACTTTTCCTGCCAGTACAACGTAGGCGGATACGAGAGTGCCCTTGCGCTTGACACTGACTTGGAAGAAGACAAGATCGACACGATCAATCAGGCCATCAAAGAACTGGAATGGGATAGACGCGAGTCGTTGCATCCCGGACAACTGGAGTTAGCACTATGAAACGAATGACTGACAAAGATCGCATGGTCATCATGCGTGCAGAATTGGCTTTGATTGTTGAAGCTAAGGACATGCCGAAACACGTGGCCAGTTGGAGCTATGAACAACTCAAGGAAATCCTCGAGCACGCTAAAGACACTGGAGCTATCCCGTGGCACGTATACGCTGACGAAGATTTGTACGCTGAGCATCAAGACAAACTATCACGAAGCAAATTGCGCGGGTCGCCCTTAGCTTGACAACTGGGCAATAACCTGTTACAATAATGACATGGACTAGGGGATCGCCCACACCCTTAGTTCTTTCCGTAATCCCGTGGGATTAACTTGTTTACTTATGGAGATCATCATGGATCAATCACAACTGTTATCTATTTTCGGCGGCGTGTACGACAAACTTGTGTCGGACGTTGCAGACGCAGTTATCAGCAAAATGAAAGCTGAGACTCAGGCAGTGCTTGCGCTTGACGCAGACACATTAAAAGCATCGCTCCTTGAGCTACTCAATGACGATGACCAAACACAGGAAGCTGTGCGCGAGGCGTCGGTTGTCTACATCGACGATCAGGTCACTAGTAAGGTTGAGGACGCAATGAACGACTTCGACTTCGAGTCCAAGATCGACGACGTTGTTGACCAGAAGCTAGAGAACTTCGAGCCCAACTTCTCAGGCGGTGACTTCGAAGAAGCCGTCAAGACCGTCATTCGTGACGCCCTCTAATCCCACGGGATTAGCCTTTTAACTGGAGAACATTATGTCTATTAAAGATCACGCACTGTTAGTTTCCCTCACTGTCAACAAACCACAGATGACACAGAAGGACGGCAAGGCCACGGCCGATGCCGAGTCTGCCAACAACGCCCATGGTGCAGGGCAGTATCGCAAGGACTTGTACCCCAAGTCACTGGTGCAACCAATCGTTGCAGTGGAGACGCAAGCCCGTGCATACATTGACAGCACCACATACCCGTGGCACAGAGGCGAGGACTTGTTGCCCTCTTCACGTTTCATGCAGTTCGCTGACCGCATGGCCAAGTTCGATCTCGAGTTCGATCAGGCGGTGACTGCGTTCCTCAACAACTGGAGCAACGTCATGATGCTTGCACAGAATAGTCAGGGCGGGTTGTTCGATCCTAACGCATACCCTGACTTGTCTGACCTACGCAGATCGTTTCGCTTCCGCATCAACTACCGCCCCGTCACTGACATGGGTGACTTCCGCGTATCCATGCAAGAGGAAGAGCTCAGCACCTTGCGTCAGCAAGTTGAAGAGGCGACAAAGGAATCGATGAACGCGATCATGCGTGCACCCCTCGAGCGTCTGAAGCAAGTGGTTGCTCGCTTACATGATGTGACCGGCAAAGGTGAGCGTGAGATCATCAACAAGAGAACCGGTATCGGTGAGATTCGATCGCCCATCTTCCGCGACTCGGTGTGTGAGAACATTGCCGAAGAGATAAACTTGTTGCATGACTTCGCTGACATTCTTCCAGACAACATCCTTGCACTGGCAAAGACAGTCATTGACACGACGCCGCATCCACAACAGTTGCGTGACGATCCCGAGAAGCGTAAGGCGGTTAACGTGCAGACAACTGCACTGCTTGCGTCCATCGACGAGATGCTCGAGTTCTGATTTGCACTCAACTCAGAACCCTAGTAAGATAGGCACACACGGGAGCCTTAATCCCGTGGGATTAAAAACTTGTTTACTTAAAGGAAATCATCATGCGTATTGCACACGTTACCCCCATCCTCGTTAAGCGTTACCTCAACGACAACACACGAGCACGTACAACCTTTTTGCGCGGCCCATCGGGCATCGGCAAGTCCGAGGTTGTGTTCCAGACAAGCAAGCTATTGTCTGAGCATGTATCCAACTGGCAGGGTGTAGTTGACCTACGTCTAGCACAGATGGAGCCCACTGACTTGCGCGGTATCCCGCACGTAGTTGACGGCCGCACACACTGGGCACGCCCTGACTTTCTGCCTCAAGATGGCGCGGGTATTCTGTTCCTCGACGAGATCACATCAGCACCGCCCTCAGTGCAGGCGGCCGCATACCAGTTGTGCCTGACGCCCGAGGACTTTGGCATTCCCGCCGAGTGGATGGTCATCGCCGCAGGTAATCGCAAGACCGACCGAGGCGTGACATACAACCTAGCCGCACCACTACAGAACCGCATGTGCGACATCGACGTTAACACGACGATCGACGACTTCACATCCCACGCCATTACACGTGGCATTCGTCCCGAGATTCTGGCCTTGTTGCAAGATCGCCCTGACTTGTTGCACAAGTTCGAGCCCACTGGTGACATTCGCCCCTTCCCCTCACCTCGCTCGTGGTTCGCTGTGTCGCACACACTGGAGCTTGACCTGCCCGTGCAGGATCGCGTCGAGCTTATCAAGGGTGACGTTGGTGAAGAGTCGGCCATGATCTTCGAGACGCACCTTCGTGTATGGGAGTCGATGCCGCGTATCGAGGACATTCTGCAAGGCAAGGACGTGCCTGTGCCCAAGGAACTTAACGTACGCTATTGCGTCGCAATGGGATTGGCTACGCGCCTTGATGCTACCAACTTTGACAAGGCATGGAAGTTCTTGTCCAAGATGCCCGGTGATGTACAGACACTCACGATTAAACTTGCACACAAACGTGACCGCACGATCACTAAGAGTTCAGCGTTCACCCAGTGGGCTATCGCGAACCAAGCCGCGTTTGCGATGAAGTAATGGTTACTGACAAACGACCTGCGCTACGTTGGCAGAACACACCTGTGGGTTCGTGGACTGCTTACGTAGAAAAACTGTCGACATTCAAGTCACGCAAGCAAATGGTAGTCAAGCATGTGTTTGCGTTTGTTCGCCCTGCTTACAATGTATCTGGTCTACTTGATGCAGATCGTGGTTGGGTTGTGACACGCAACACGTTTGATGATGTGCAAGCGTTTGAGGATTTGACTACTGCTCGGGTGTTTGTTGAGTCGTTGTTCGCATTGGAATATAATTGACCTAATCCCACGGGATTAACTTGTTTACTTATTGGAGAAAATTATGACCACCTTATCTGATCGAATTGATCTTGCATACAGCAAGCTCGGCCTTCGTGAATCATTCATTGCCGCTGTGATGACACGCGTTAAGCGTGAGATATCTGACAAGGTATCTACTGCAGGAACCAATGGCGCGTGGGTTCGCTTTAACCCTGCGTTCTGTGATCCTCTGACTGACGAGGAATTGTTTGGCCTTGTGCTACATGAGGCGGTACACGTTGTGCTGATGCACATGTGGCGTCGTGAGAGCCGTGATCCGAGTTTGTGGAACTACGCCAACGATGCGCTTATCAATGCGTACATACGTAGTCGTGGATGGCAACTGCCCAAGGGCGGCGTCAACGTAGGATGGGTGCGTGAGAGCATGTCCTCCGAAGAAGTCTACGCCAAGCTCAAAGAAAACCCACCACCGCCACAAGGCGGTAAGGGCTCAGGTGATGGTGATGGCGATGAGGAAAGCCAACCCAATGCAGGTGGCTTCGATGGCAAGGGTGATCTCGAAGATGCTCAAGATGATGCTACTCGTGTGGACATGGAGGCGACTATTGTAGCCGCAGCTCGGATGGCTAAGGAATGCGGCCAAGGTTCGAGCTTAATCGATCGTGTACTTGACAACGTAGGCCAACCCCATGTGCGGTGGCAAGACGTGACTCGTTCCATGATGACTGAATCGTCCGCCGCTGACTACACGTACACACGCCCCTCGCGTCGCTTCATTGGCTCTGGCTTGTACTTGCCATCGCTTCGCACTGACTCGCTCGGTGGCTTGGCTATTGGCTTCGACACATCAGGATCAATGGGGCCCAAGGAATGCAACCAGATCGCCGCCGAGATTCAGGC